AATAGTAATACCGCCACCCTCAATAGTGTCGGCACTCAATAATGCAGCAGAAACATATTTCCCTGCAAATTCACCAGCATATGTGGTAGTAATTGAAGTGGTTGTAGCCATTTTTTCTTCGTTTATTTAATTTAGGATAATTTACTCATTACACGAGATAAGGTAGTAGCGCCAGCCTTGTTGCTAAACTTTACCATATCTGGTTTCTTATCTACTGGAGCAGCAGCTACTTTCTTAGCAGCAGGTGCCTCATCAGCACTCATCTCAACTACTTCCTCAGTAGCTTCCTCAGCGTTCATTTCAACTGGCTCCTCAGTAGCCATTTCCTCTTGTGGCATCATAGCAGCTATCATACCCTTAAGCTCATCAATAGCAGCACCAAATTCCTCTTTGGTTACATAAGCCATTTCTTCCTCAGCTTGCTCTACCTCAACCTCAGCTTCTGGTACTTCTTCCTCAACTACCTCAGCAGCCTCGTTAATAGCAGCAATAACACCTTCCTCCTCAATAACCATAACACGGCCATCTTCAAGGTTGTGCTCGCCTACAGGCGCAGCAACACGCTCCTCATCTTCCCCTACTAGGAATACATTTTCACCAGCGACAAACTCCTCAGCCTCTAGTAAAGTACCATCAGCTAGGCGCATTGAAGCCATCTCAACTTTAACTTCCTCTTGTACTGCTTCCTGAACTTCAGGGGCGGCATCTTGACTAGGAGTCAAAGCCATTTCAATTTTCTTGAACACTTCTTGTAAATTCATTTGTTTTGAACTTTTCTAATTAAACAACTATTTATAAACAATTTGGGTCATTTTCACAATTCCCCTAACTCTTTCAATTTGCTTGCCGCCCAGCGTTTACCGCTTAGGCCGCCCCATAACATGTAGCTTATATAACCACAGCTTTCCTTATCCCCATCATCATAATACTCCTGCGCTCTGCTCAGGTAACTATGCATCCTTTTTATAGTAGCTAATGATAGTGGCTCTTTCTGCGCTAACTGCTGTGCTCTAACTTTACCCACTTGAGTAGCGCACTTGTTCCCTTGCTTCTCGTTAAGGGCAATACCCTTCTTTGCGTTGTTAGAAACTGAATCAGGGTAATCTCTGTACGATTCAAGTTCAAGTTTCTTTCCTGAAGCATACCTTTTATCTTGTTTAATACTGGCTTTGGTTATTCCCAATAAATAAAGCGCCAAGAGGTGTTCACCTTCTTCTCGTTCAATTGCTGATAGTTCTGTATTGATGCTTGAGGCATCAATTGACTCTCTTTGCATAAACCAGCCTTCAATGCTGAACCCTTTAACTCGCCCTTCTTTGACATACTCCTCCCAAACATCATCATTGTTAACCTTCATACTGACCATCCAAGTGCCTACAGGGTATTCTAAGCCGTATGCTGCAGACTTATCCTTTTGGCTATCCTCCACAATCCAGCTTTCAACTAATGTAAGCCCTGTAAGCTTTGCTTGGTGTTCTAGTGTTGCGTTACCTTGCTTGCCATTGGTTAGGTACAACTCAGCTGCACGCTGGATAGTTTCTTTGGTAAAGAATACATAGTATTCCTCCTCGCCATCTCTGCGGTATATTGGCTTTTCTGGAATCATAGCAGCGCCCATTAAAATGCGCTTCTCATTATCTACCTCTTTAAACTCAAACTTATAATCCTTGCTTAAAGTGATAAAGTCCTCCTCTATAGCAGGGTGCTCAACAATGCTTATAGCATCCACACCATGCAATAGCTTTTCCTCATCTAATACTAACTCAAAAAACTTCATATCTATCCTATTGTAGCTGTTTCTTTAATCTTTCTGTCCATCTGCCCTGCAGTCTGTACATCTTGGCTTACTACATAAGCCCTTACAGGCGTTTTAGCAAGGCTGCTGGCTATTTGGTTGCCCAAGTTAGCGCCATTGCTGTTAAATGTAGCACGAGGGGTAGTAGGCGTTGGTAGGCTTACTGCTGGCGCACCGCTATTACCGCCTACACTTCTGCCGCCTATGTTTACACCACCACTAGAAGTATTAGGAACCTCTGTGGCGTATATAGCACGCACACTAGCTAAACCTGTTGCTATTACACCTGCTGCTGCAATTGGCCCTACTATACCACCTTGTGCTAGTGCCTTTGTAGCCCCTGTGTAGGTGTTTATAATTGCCTCTGCTGCGCTAAGGGCTTTGCCTGCTTGTGTTTGCTCACCTGCTAGCTTACCTAATGAGCCTAGTGTACCTGCAACTGCTGAGGCAGTGGCTAACTGGACTGCTAGCTTCGCATCCTCTTTCTCTTTAGTAGCCTTAACATCTGCATCATTGTACTTATTGTTAACCTTAGCTATCTCCTCATTTTTAAGGCGTGTTAACTCTACCTCATCAAAGCCATACTGCTCGGCATTAGCTATAAGCTGGCTGTACTTATCCTCAACAGCATTTAACTCATTTACCTGAGCGCTATTCTGCGCCTCTAGTATTTTATCATATTGTGCCGATAGCGTTTCCTGATACTTTATTGCTTCCTGAAGCAGTATCTCATCTCGCTTAGCTATCTCTGCGTTAAGCTTCTTTTGTGCCTCTGCATTTAACTCTGTAGCCTCAGTGTTATCTCCTGTGCCCTCTGTAAAGGCGTTTAATCTAGTCTGTAAACTACGCAGCCTTCTATTGCGCTCACCCTCTAGGCGTATAACCTCTGCTTCTGCCTCTGCTTGGTCTCTAATATCATCCCTTGAGGATTCGCCAAGTGCTACACGCTCTTTAATTATCCTTGCACGCTCCTTTGCTATAGCTATCTCATCATCTGCTATTTCATTTTGTAGCTTGGCTGCCTCACGCAGCGCATCAGCACGCTGGGCATTTGTTTTATTCTCATCCTCCGCTACTAAGCGCAGTTCCTCAATGCTTGCTCTGCGCTTTGCATTTACCTTGATAAGCTCAATTTGTCTATCCTCTAAAGCCTGTTGTGCCTTTTCTAAATCAATTGCTGCCTGAGCCTCATTCTTCATCTCATCAACAATACCGCTAAAGCTGCCCTTAAGAATATTTAAACCCTCACTGAAATCGCCGCTAAGTATCTTAAACAGCCCCTCACCAAAGGTAGATATTCTATCTACAAGTACATCTACTACAGCACCAATGCCCTTAAAGGCTTGGCTAAGTTTATCTGCACCCCTTTGAGTATTGCTAAAGTAAGTGGCTAAAGCACCGATAGCAACAAGTAGCAGGCCAATACCAGTGGCTGCAATAGCAATCTTTAAAGACTTCATTGCCTTCACACCCTGCTTAATACCCTTGACACCATTCCTGAAGCCAGATACCATGCCGCCAGTCATCTTGTCTATGCGGCCTGCAACACCATCAATAGAGCCTTCAAGATTGTCTACATTCTTTTCAGCATCTTTGGTGTTTACATTAATCTTTATTTTCTTTTCAACTGCCATAGTATCTGTCGCTTTGCTTCTTTCCAGTTGGTAATTATTTTATACTCGCCTTGCGCTATCCTTACCTCTGGTGAATTTGCCTCTGCCTTTGGCAGGGTGTTAATTATAAAACCCAAGTCCATTATACATCGTTTAAAAGCTCAAGTGTTGCCTCATTAGTAGTAAGGTTAACTTTCACTTGGTTAATTATATACCTACGGCCCGAAATATCTAGCTTATCATTAAGTCGTAGTGCTGTTAGCACTTTTGTTGGGAGCCTTGCTTTGAGGCTGTACACCCTACGGCTTGCATCGTACAAATCTGTGATATAATCCTCCCAGAATTGATTGTATAAGGTTTGTACAAAACTTTGCTCGTGGAAGGGGTCAACCTCAAGTCCATAGGTTAGCATCTGCGTTACACTTGCTGCAACTCTGTTGTTTATATTGGCACATAGATATACTTGGTTAGATGCTGTTGTAGTTTGCCCTGTCTCATCTACAAACCCAATAGGGTAGGTTGTGATGTTTAGTGTGGCAGGTGAGTAAAAGATAACTGGTGCCCCTATGTAAGGGTCTCCCTCTTTGTCAATGCTTTTACCTACCAGAAAGTTAGTAATGCCATTGCTGAGGTCATCTAGCTTTTGGTAGCGCATTATTTCAAATGCGTTTTGTGCCGTTAACTCACCACCATCAAATGTAAAGTCAGCCCTAATGTCACCATACCCTACACCACCATTAGTAAGCCTATGGTTACGCATCTCATAAGTATCGCTTTCTTGATATTTAAGGGATATGCGTTTATACAACTCTGGCTTATTTACTTTAAGGCTTGTGGTATCTGTATACTGAGTAATGTCGTGGTTAGTGCCTAAAGCATACCAATCATCAAGCGGCTCTACTAAAAATTTAGTGCGGCTTGTAGGCTCAATTACTAGGTTAAACATCTTTACAAGTCCAGTAATAAAATCATACACCTTCTGCTCAGGCATTTGGTCTGCAACTATTACATCCGTTGAGAAAGATTGTGATGTGCTAGTAGTGGCTGTAAATACATCGTTGGCATTTTCGGAAGGTCTGCCTGATATATTGCTAGCGGTAATTGTTATTGTCTCACCACCCCAATCTATAGGCGGTGAAAACCGCATCTGTATCTCATCCCCACCTTTAAGCCATGCGTTTAAATAGACCTCTTGGTTTGTAACACTTCCTGAATGCTGGCGGCTCATTACATACTCGCCATTAATATACCAATGCACTTGGTAGTCGTTTGTTGATGTAATGCTGTACTGCCAGATTAGCGATGTTATTATAGTGTTGTTTGTGTACAAATCTGTACTAGCATCAAACAACCCTGTTGCTGAGGTGTAGTTTACCTTTTGGGCTGTAAAGCCGTTTGCTTGGTCTTTAAACATATACCCCTCTCTGCGGTGGCACCACATAAATAGGTCTGTAAATTTGCTATCTGTAAAGAAGGTGCTTGTAAAAGTAATGCCGTACTTAGCCTCAATAGCATCTACAATTTTAGACAGCTTTATTGCTGGCTTTAACTGATAGTAATTTAAGCCGTGATTATCGTTTTGGCTATGATACGCTATATCTAGTGGGCTGTGGTCGTTGGGTGCAGAGTCATAATGCCAATCGCCTACAGGTGAGATTAAGGGATATATAATGTTACCAGAATGCAAGGCTGTTGTACCCTCCATTGCGCCCCTAATTATACCGCCCTCATAGGCGTGGTCATATGCTGATAAATCAAGGCTAGTCAACTCATCCTCACCAAACAAGTCTTTTAAGTTTACCCCTGCACTAAAAAACACTACCTCATAGCTTGTGGCCTTACCCTGCTCTAGGTTTACACCTAGCAGCTCTATATTACCCTCTCTAAACAACTCCTTATTTAAAAATAAAGTAGCATCCTGCCTTAGGCTGGCTTGAAAGCCGCCACTGACATCGGCATTGTAATAGTGCTTAAATGCTTTGTTGTTAGCTGCGCTTGCAGGTACACTAAAGTTCTGTGTAAAGTCAACAAACAGCTTACTAATATCCTTAATGTTCTGGATGTTTAGTGTTATGCTGATGTCCTCATCTTTGTAGGTGTCTAACCTATTTGAGCCAATGTATAACTCTATCATAGCATTGCATTCTCAGGTGTTGCAAACTCAACCTCTAGCGTGTAATTTATAGTCTTGTCGTTAATATGCTTCTGCAGGGTAATGCTGTCTGTAATTATATTTACAGCCCTCTGGCTTTGGTCTATATCAAATGTGGTTCCGCTTCTGGAAGTCGTTCTGTCTATTACAGCCAATACATACTCACTCATCAACAGCTGTTCCATTACCTCACTAAAGCTTTCACTAACAAAGCCTGTGTTAAGCGTTAGCCTGTGTTGTGCTTTGTGGTTGTAGCTTCTAACGCCTCTTGCTTGGTTGCCCCAAGTGTAGCCACTGGCACCTGCATTACCAATAGTGCTTCTGTAGGTGTCCTTTTCTACATTTAAATTGGTTTCACTACGCTTAAAGAAGGTTACATTGTCCCATGCACCATAGCGGTTCACAAAGTATAAACTAACAGGCTCATACTTAGCCTCACAGGTGTTATACACACGCATAGACTCAATGATAGTGTTGTTTACATCTAGCAGCTGAATATCGTAGTAATTTGTATTGTAAGGCGCTGTGCCGCCATACCCTTGTACGGATTTAAAGTTACTTAGGTTGGCTGGGCCTGCAGGGAAAAGCATAACTCTTTCCTGAACGCTTGTGCCATATACATCAGCCTCTGTTACTTGGTACTCGTAAGCAGTCCCATCATCATTAAGCACCTTTACAGCATCTAAACCAAAGTTAGCACAGCTAAGGGACTCAATAGTACCGCCATCTGCTACAACCCTATCACGATAGCCATAAATAATATCCAAGCCCTCACCATGCAAGCCTAAGTATATAGGCATCATAAATGCATCTACATCTGCTGCATAGCGTTCGTATTGCTGCAGGATTGGGCGTTGTATGTTCTTGTTAGCACCCTCTGTAAATTTACCATAGCCGTAAGTTGCTATGAATACAGCTGTACTCCCTGTGTCCTGACCTGCGCCTGCAGGTGATGACTCGGTATTAAACCAGTCAAGGGTATAATCTACCTGTACCCACAGCTGTGCATCAGGTGCGTTATCTACTATGCCCTCTTGTGATAGCTTGCTTATGCGGTTGTTAAACTCAGCCTCTAATAAAGGTGCAACATCTGCTGTAGGGTAAAAGTCAACAAAACCAGATGTCCTATCTATAGTGTATACAGGTGTTGCTGGCTTGGCACTTTCCTCGCCAGTCCAAGCATAGATTTTTAACTCCATGCCATCTAGCCTGTCTCTATTTGAGCCATCCCATGTTATTAGTATTGGTGAGCGTGCGCCCACTAACCCTACTGGACTAATTACTGCCATCTTTGTACTTTTCGTTTAATTCATCTATTGAGTGTTCCAGAAACTCCTGCACATCTAAGGCGTATGCCTCAACTATCTCGTTTGGCAGGTTTCTATATCCTAAGTTAAAAGGCCTGCTGTAAAAGTAGCTAGGCTCAATGCCGTTTCTACCAATACCACCTACTATGGCCCATGCCGTTTGCTCGTAAGTCTGGAACTTACCCCTGTTGTCTCTAAATTGTATACGCCTGTTTTGTACCCATTCTTTAATAGGTGAAAAGGGAGGGTTTTTACCTGCCTTACGGCCCTTATCTACCCACTCACCATATTCCTCCATCAGGAAGTCAAAAGAAAAGCTGTTAGGCATAGCCTTTACATTATACCCTAGTGAGTCATACAAGCCCTTTGTAACATTCTTTTTCTTGCGTGTAAGGTTCTTTCTAGACTCCTTTACAAGGTACTTGCCAAATTTAGTTAGGGCCTGCTGTGTGTTTTTATTCTGCATTAGCAGATGTTATTAGGGTTTATAGTCTCTATCTCAAGAGTTACTTTCCACCCACATACATTAGCCTCCATATCCTCATCAAAAGGCTCAGCTACAGGGTCATTAGTTAGCCTAAAGTAAGCATCGTAATCTGTGCCCCTGCGGAAGCTTGCTAGGAACTCGCTTATAGTAGCTAGTGTCCTGTGGTAAATATCCTGCTTCATCATATTGCCCTGAAATAAATCCTTTGGGCCTTTGCTGTAATCCACAACATCCATTACCAGTAAGTCAAACTCATAAGTAATTGTCCGCTCCTCTAGCGTAGCTGTTCCAGTAATGAAATGTGCCATAGGGTACATATCCTGCTTCCTGAAATCTACATCAAAGATGTTGCCCCAGCTTACCTGATTTATTTGGTCGCTACCCTCTGCTGCTGTGTGCAGCGCTTCTGTAATTTGATAATATCCCTTCTTCATATAATTAAAAAACCCTATTGCATAAAATTAAGATAAAAAAAGGAGGGCCACCACAGCCCTCCTAACCAAACCAGTGTAGTAACCACACTACACACCCAATATGTTCTCGTACTCATCATCGCAAGTACAACTTGCCTCCTCACACTCGTGGCAGCAGGAGCAAGTCCAGCTATCATCTATATACTCAAAACAAATGCCGCACTGCTGTGCTTGGTCATTCTGGTAATCCATTAACTCTCTATCTAGGTAATCCATTACGCAGCTACACTTTTAATATTGTCTACTACATAATCATATAATGCTACCCAAGCCAGTTGGCTTATATTTTCAATGGGGCCTAAATCATTATCCTGCCAATCCCAGTAGCGCAATGCGCCTATTATATCTAGGCAGTCTGTATAGTACATAACTGCGTTATCTATCTCGTGGTGTATATACTCCCACTTATCACTAGGGTTGTCTGTTTTAAGGTTAGCCTCTAGCTCCTCTAAAAATGCGTATTCGTTAAATGTGCTCATTGCTCTTGTTTTTAGTGGTTATTTAGTAAAAAGCTGTATAGCTTGTACAAATTGGTCTTGTGTAATTTGCCCTGAGTTGTAAAGGTTTTGCAGGGTTATCAAAGTTTGTTGGTTTATAGTTTTCATTGCTCTTTAGTTTTAGTTGGGAGGGTTGCCCCTCCCTTTAATTATTTTACCTCCTCTAATTCAATTCTTGCTGTATTGCCTACTGCTTTTTTGGTCTGGTAGTACAGCTCGCTTGCTGCTGCAAGTGTTGTAAAAAACTCAATAACATCTGTGTTGCCGTTGTATGTTCTTGTTACTTGGTATTTCATTGCTCTTGTATTTTAGTAGGGCGGCTTGCACCGCCCCTTTGTTATTTATTTAAAACATTCACTTTTATAAACATTGTGAGTCATTACACCCCATTGGTTTGAGTACATATGTGCGTGCTGCCATCTTTTTCCACCAGTGCGGCTGGTGTAAGACCAGCTAAAAGTTTCGTAAACTTTACCATCTGAATCTTTGTATTTCAAACCAGTTGGCTTAGCATCGTCAAATCTTTGTAAGTCGTATCCAGCGTTGCTTAGTTCAATTTCTTTGCCTTCTGCTTTGAGTTCTGCAATTTGGTTGGTTAGCATCTCTCTCTGTTGTAGTAGTGTAATTGTAGTTTCCATTGGGTGTTGTTTTAGTGGTTATTGTTTCAACACTCCAAAGGAAAGAAAATTTAGTTATTGACAAAACTTTCTTAATAATTATTTTGATTTTTTTTTGAGAGGGCCTTTTCTACCTCAAGTTTATCTATCTCAAACTCTAAGAATGTAAGGCACTGCCTCAGGGGCAGCGTTGTTATTTCATCAACCTTGAGTAGATTCCCTCCAGCGATTTGATAGATAGCGCTATACCAGCCCCACTTTCTAGAGAAGTTACTTTGGATGTCGAGCGTTGGCTCTCCATCTTCTGCTGGCTCCCCAAAGATTGTAGGGTAGCTATCTGCAATTTGATTTCTAAACGATAAAAAAAAAGCAGGCAACCTAAGAAAATGTCTGCCCCTAACTCCTGAAATGTTTGTCCTGTGTGCTTATCAGGGTCATATACCTCTATGCTGTGCCTACCATACATCTGCTTGGTAATAGGTCTATACAATACACCTAATGCTTTTTCAGCATTCTTATAAGGCTCCTTTAAATACTCCTCCAAGTCTATGTACTCGCCTAGACTTATATCCTCTAGTTTTGGGTGGAACCCATACTCTACGCCCCTATGCTTAAATGTTTTTACAAGTGCTGGTTTCTCGTTTAGCACTACAGCCAGTTGCTGCTGTATATCCTCCAAGTCTACCTTACGCATACCCTGCTGCTGTGCAGGGGTAAGGTTACAGAAATGGTATATAGCCAACTCATCGCTATTCTCCTCGCCTACCATTAGCATAAACTTTTTATAGCGCTCCAATGTGATGTCGCTTAGGCTTTCTGGTATTGTAATGTTAACGGATTGTGTATCTCCCATAATTAGGCTTGCTTAGTTTATTCCATACCCCATAACGCAGGGCATCAATTGCGTGGTTGTATTTGTCTTCAGGTTTATTAAGTAGGTTGCCATTCTTATCCTCAAGCCACTTATAATTCTCCATCTCTTTAGTTAGGTTGCTGCCATTTACATGCAGCTTGTAGCGCTTAAGCATATCAATACCTGCATTAACACTATCGGCACCCTTAGCAGTAGGCTTAACATTAAAGCCCATCCTATGTAACTCCTCAATACTTTTAGGCTCACTACTATCAGCAAATACCTCATCATACCTGCCTACCTCAAATTTAGTAAACATCTGCGACAAATCCTGATTGGTTAGGTTAGTGCTATACAGCACTTCCTGAAAGTATAGGTTATCGCCCCACTGGTAGCAGGCTACTAATGCACTAGGGTCATTGGTAAAACCAAAGTCAAGCCCATAGGATAAAAACTTAGCTTGTGGTGGTAGCTGCTGGTAGGTAGTAAACTGGAACACCTGTGCCCTGTTAGTACCTCGCTCACCTAACCCATACACACGCCAGTAATGCTCATCTGTTTGCTTAAGGCGTTCTATCTCTGCTACAATGGTAGCATCTAGGAAGGGGTTGTCTTGGTAAGTGGTCTGGTAAAAGTCTGCATCCTCTCTAGGTATGACCCTATCGTATATCCAATGGAAACTATCTGAAGGGTTATAGTCAAGTATTATCCTGCCGTTGGTACGGAATACAATTTGTTGCCAATCCTCAAAGGTTAACTCATTGGCCTCATTCAGGAATGCCAAGTCCCTTTTACGCCCCCTAATCTTTTGGGGTTGGTCCAAACTAACAAACTCAACTAGGTTGCCATTTAGTATGTACTCGCTGTTAGACTTATTATGGTA